ATTCTAATTCGGGATATAATGTAACCCCGTCCGAACCATAAACTTTATTACCTGTATATCTAACACCTTCAATTTTACCAGGACTTGTTTGTAAATTACATTTATACCCCGTATTCATCCTAATAACTCCAGTCTTTTTTACTGCGTCAGAATTATTATCGGTTACAGATGAAATTAAAACTAAAGATATTGGTTCTACTTTAACTCCCTTATCGGATAAATCAAAATCAACTCTTGATATACCTATTTCACATAAATCTTGGTTTCCCCAAAATGGGAATACCTCAATTTTTTTATTGAATGATACAATTTGTTCTAATCCATCAATATCTTCATCAGATTTAAAATTGTAAAACCTATCAAATTTTTTCTCATCAACCCCTTGTCTAATAAAATCATATGGTCTAATTGAAAAACATCCCATATCTGACAAATCAACTTCAGCATGAATTGTTTGTTCCCCTAAAGGAACCCCCCAAATCATAAAGTCACCCGCACTATTAGTTTTTACTGTATAATTGTAATAAGTTTCATAAACTTCTAAAACTTCTTCTCTTGATAAAATATCTTCTTGGTCGAAAAATGTGCCGGTTGGTACGTGTCCTCCGTGTTGTTTCCTTGATGGTAATAAGTTATAACGATATCCATCATCATTTTTATCTCCAACCGATGTATATGGATATAAAGCGGATATAACGGGATCTGTAGAGTCTGCGCCTTTTTGTGGTACAAAAACGGAAACTTTAACATTAGGTATACCTAAACCATTGTTTGCGGTAACTCTACCACAAACAACCCCATAATCGGAGCACAATGATGTATATGCCTCTTGTTGAGTGAATTTTAAGGATAATATCTCAAGAAGGTCGTAGTCTTGTTTTAACTCAATTGTGACCTTTTGATCCTTACCGATATCTGTTGAAATTCTATGTTTTTGCATTGTTCTTATAATAAATAGAAAGCAAGGGATTTTCTACTATTATAACGAAAAAACATTTTAGTATGTAGTCGTTCCTAAAGATTTAGTTCTTACTTTGATATCCACATTTGGGAATCTGATTTGGAATATTTGATTAGACAACATAAAAACTGTCATATCGGATTGTTGTATTTCTTTTGTTACACTATTTTTATATGATTGAGATACTTCAGAACTTGAATATGTACCTCCTATTTGGTTATAAACACGTATATCGACAACATTCACAACACCAGCGACATTTCCAATTTCTTTCATCAAATCACCAACAAATAATGGATCACCCATTTTACGTTTTTCAATTGCAAAAAACGATATGGTATCTTCGATAATTGTTTTTAAAATATCACTTGATTTTTCATTCTTATCAACGATTAAATCAATTTCTAAACTTAAATCAATAACTTGACCACTCGTAATATCGATATAATCATTTATCATCCTATATTCAGAAAGATAATTTAAAATATTGTTTTTCAATGTGTTAGATACGATATCAGTTAAATTACCCTTATCATCATATGATAACAACTTAATTTTAACTTTATTATCTTGTTCTAAAACATTTACTTTAGCGGGTGCACCATAAGTTGATGGCATTGTCTCGATTAAAGACTTGTAATCATTTAAGGTTACCGCTCTGTCTTGTGCTGAGAAATTATATGCAACCATATTTCTTAATTCCTCAATTGTTGGTTGATCAGCACCACCGACCGCTGGTGTTACATTGGTAACTCTTAAAGATTGTTGTACTTGTGAATTAAAGCTCTCATTTGGACCCGTAACTTCAAAATCGACATTATCTATACTTGTTATAACATTAACCCCTAAATTCGAGTCTTTACCCCCTCCAATTCGATATTTTATGAATACCGTAGTGTTGGCTTTAGGAACTGAACCTAATGACATATTGTTTAAATAACTTGCAAGGTTTACTTTAAGAGAACCGTTCATATAGTTATCTAAATTTTCCAATGGGTTAACCGTACCAGAACCAAAAGTTACCGAATAATATCCCTCTGGCGTATACTCAGTAACGAATTTATTATAAACATCAACATATTTTCCGGCCTTAAAATTATCAGCATCTGATGCCGATGTTGGGTCGGGGATGAAAACTTTATCTTGTATTAATGTTTTAACTTCGTACCATTTATTAGTATTGTTTGTAAATTCTGAAGATGTTGGATTAGTTCCAAAAGATGTACCTTCTTTATGAATAACAGATGTGACACCTAAAACATCTTGTTCTGGAAGGTATAATTTTAAAAATGGTTTTTGGTCTAACTCTGAAATAACTCTTCTATATATTCTTGTAACACCGTTAACTACGGGTTCTCTTTTTGTTATTGTATATGAAGTTAATTTATTGTTATTATCAAAATTAGGTATTTTAAGTCTATTTGGTTCTCCTCTACTATTAAACGGGTCCGAAAAATCAATATCTTCTAATGTTTCAAATATCTGACCTCCTCCTGAAACTTGCGCCCCACTTTTTAAAATTCCCAAATATCTATCATCTTCTTTATCCCCTCTTACAGGCACATTAACTGAAAAATCACATAAAGAAACTGAAGGTCTGTTACCAGGTATTTTAATACCATATGTTTTTGCAATATGAAACAACGATTGTCTTTGTTGTGCAAAATCCAACATTGTTTCTTGCCAAACTCTATCAATATGAAAATGTAAGTTATCCGCAACCGCAGCATTTAAATCTAACAATACTGAAAATATTGATGCATCATTGGTATTCTTAACCAAATCAGGATAATACTCTTTTGTTAAATTTACTAATTCTTGTCTAAGTCCCGCAAAATCTCTTGTTGCGTATGATATCTTTTTTCCCATTTTAAATGTTTAATATTATAAAGTCTGAAGTTGAAAACGCTCCATTATTAACCGTATATTCAATTTTAACTTTAGCGGTATACGGTTTTGTTGAACTATCGGACACCCTAAAAAGTCTTTCATCTTCATCAGTTGAAAACGTCTTTACATTATCAGGGTCATCTTCTGCAGATATTACCTCTAGTTTTGTTATTTCTAAATTAGGTATATATTTTTTTACAGATTCTCTTATTTCTTCCTCAATCAATCCAAATGTAACCATATCATTTTGGTCAAATATGAATTGGTATAACCTAGTTCCAAAATCGGGTAAATAATATCTACTACCCTTTTTAGTTAATAAAAGATGTATTAAATTACCCCTAATCTCTCTTTCGGGGGTTGCAGTCATTTTTACATACTGACCCTCTAAACTATCTCTAAATGGAAAATCTATTCCGTATTTTACCGCCATATCAATAAATATAAACTAATCTAAAATGGTATTAAATAAAAAACCCAACATAAGTTGGGTTTTATTAATAATATATGGTTAATGATATTAAGAACCACAACCCTCACACTCAAAAGGTGAGTCTTTTGGTTTCATTGGTATCATTTCAATTTCAGGAGTTTCCTCACTTATTATTGTGTTATTTTTTATTGTTTCAGTAAACGATGCCATTTGTTGTCCGGGTAATTGTTCTACTGGTTTTGATTCCGATGTGTCAATACCCAATCCTTTTAATGCGTCAACCGCAGACCTACTTCTTAAATAATACATACCCGTTTTTAACCCCAATTTCCAACCAAATAAATGTGCGGCCAATAGTTTTGGTTTGGTTACATTATCAACAAATAAATTTAATGATTGTGATTGGTCAATGAAAACACTTCTGTTTGCTGCCATTTGTAAGATTCTCTTTTGAGACATTTCCCAAACAGTTTTATACACTTCTTTTAGTTGAGTTGGTATTTCTGGAATGTTTTGAACTGATCCGTTCTCCATAATTAATTTCTTTTTTATGTCATCATTCCATATTCCAATTTTCAATAAGTCTTTTACTAAATGCTTATTAATCATTACAAACTCACCACTTAATGTTCTACGAGAATATAAATTTGTTGTGAATGGTTCAAAAGCTTCGTTATTACCTAAAATTTGTGCGGTGGATGCTGTTGGCATTGGTGCAACTAATAATGAATTTCTTACCCCGTTATTTACAACACTTTTTCTTAATTTTTTCCAATCCCATCTACCTGATAAATCTTTATCTTTTTTATCCCACATTTCAAATTGGAAAATACCCTTTTCTATTGGTGACCCAGCAATTGATTCATATGATCCAAATTCTTTTGCCAAATCATTTGACGAGGTCATTGCCGCAAAGTAAATTGTTTCAAAAATATCTGTTTGTAATTTATCAGACTCTTCACTTTCAAAAGGAAGTCCTAATATACAAAACACATCCGCTAATCCTTGTACACCTAAACCAACTGGTCTGTGTTTAAAGTTAGAACGTTTTGTTTCTTCAGTTGGGTAAAAATTTAAATCAATAACATTATTCAAGTTCTTAACCACTTGGTATGTATACTCATATAATAATTCATGATTAAATTCACCATTAATTATGTACTTTGGTAATGCAATAGACGCCAAATTACAAACCGCTTGTTCTGTTGGTGAACTATATTCAATAATTTCAGTACATAAGTTTGATGACTTAATTGTGCCTAAATTCTTTTGATTTGATTTATAATTTGCAGGGTCCTTATATAACATATAGGGAGTACCTGTTTCCATTTGAGCAGTTAATATTGCATCCATTAACTTCCTTGCCTTTACCACTTTTCTACCTAAACCTTGTTGTTCATATGATTCATACAAACGAGTAAAAGATTTATCTTCAGGACTATCATATGTATCGGATAAACCAGGAGCTTCGTCAGGTGAGAACAATGTCCAATCCCCATCTTGTTCAACACGTTGCATAAACAAATCAGGAGTCCACATTGCCAAGAATAAATCTCTCGCTCTCATTTCTTCTTTACCATGATTCTTTCTTAAATCAATAAAATCATAAATGTCGGCGTGCCATGGTTCAAGATAAACAGCAAACGAACCTTTACGTTTACCACCTTGATTAATCCATCGAGCAACTTCATTATAGGTTTTCATCATTGGTAATAGTCCATCAGATTGTCCGCCAGTTCCTTTAATATAGGAACCTTTAGCTCTAACATCATGTACATGTAATCCGATACCTCCAGCCCATTTAGAAATCTTAGCAACATCTTTAATTGTATCAAACAATCCATCAATATCATCACCCTTGTTTCCAATTAAAAAACAAGATGACATTTGTGCTCGTTTTGTGCCGGCGTTAAACAGTGTTGGGGTTGCATGTGTGTAATAATGTTGGGATAAATCATCATAGATACGAAGTGCCATTTCGATATCTCCTTTACATATTCCAACCGCAACTCTCATATAAAGATATTGTGGTCTTTCTATTACTCTATCACCAATTTTTAAAAGATATGAACGTTCTAATGTTTTGAATCCAAAATAATCAAATTCTAAGTCACGTTCCATATGTATTGCACCATCAAGAACTTCTTTATTGTCAATTACAAACTTATAGATATTATCATCAATAAGGGAAGATTCTTTACCGGTTTTTGGTTCAACAAAAGAATAAAGTTCTTTTATTGACTGTGAAAACTTTTTAGGTGTTGTTTTATGTAAATTTGAAACCGCCAATCTTCCAGATAATTTTGCATAATCTGGATGTGTTGTAACCATTGATGCTGCGGTTTCAGCTGCAAGTACATCTAATTCTGTAGTTGAGATTCCATCATATATTCCTTGTGTTACTTTTAAGGTAACATATGTTGGGTCAATATACTCCATATTTAAATCGTGACAAAGAACACTAATACGTTTAGTTATCTTGTCATATCTCATTTCCTCTAAGGAACCGTCTCTTTTTTTAACTTTCATTTTCTATTTTATTTTTAAAAATCAACATCACCAAATGCAGAATCTAAATTTTCTGACGCGTTGTTTACGCCTGCCTTTTGATACTCAGCAACTCTTTTTTCAAAGAAATTTGTTTTACCTTGTAATGCAATATTTTGCATAAAGTCAAATGGATTTTCTGAATTATATACTTTTTCAACACCTAAAGAAACTAATAATCTATCAGTTACAAATTCAAGGTATTGTGACATTAAATCTGAATTCATTCCAATTAAACGAACGGGTAATGCATCAATGATAAATTCCTTTTCAATTTCCAATGCTCCACAAATGATTTCTTTGATTCTTTTAGGGTCAACTTTATTTTCAATATGTTGATTATAAATGTGACAAGCGAAATCACAATGAACTCCTTCATCTCTTGAAATTAATTCGTTAGAGAAGGTTAAACCCGGCATTAAACCACGTTTCTTTAACCAAAAAATCGAACAAAATGATCCTGAGAAGAAAATACCTTCAACTGCGGCAAATGCGATTAATCTATCTATAAATGATTCTGAGTTTATCCATTTTATTGCCCAATCCGCTTTTTTCTTAACTGCAGGTATTGTATCAACAGCGTTAAAAAGATAGTGTTGTTCATTTTTATCTTTTACCAATGTATCGATTAATAATGAATATGTTTCACTATGAATATTTTCCATCATAATTTGAAATCCGTAAAAGAATTTAGCTTCAGTATATTGAACTTCGTTTACAAAATTCATTGCTAAATTTTCATTTACAATACCATCCGACGCAGCAAAGAACGCCAATACGTGCTTAATGAAATGTTGTTCATCAGCATTAAGTTTATTTTCCCAATCTAAAACGTCTTGACCCAAGTCTATTTCTTCTGCCGTCCAAAACGATGCTTCTGATTGTTTGTAAAATTTCCATAAATCATGGTGCTCGAT